TCTTGTAGGTGATGGAAGGTCTAGCTGCTCCCATAGAGCTTGTAGGAACAGCTTAAAGTCGTCTTTTAAAGCTAGTAATACGTTATTCATAGACCTGTTTGATCGAATATATTCTTTTGTTTACCTTCTAATTGATCAGACAGAGCTTTAATAGTTTGTTTCATTTGAGCTAATTCTTGTTTATTATAATTTTTCTTATTATTTTTAACTAAATTTCTAAGCTCTTTTAACTGGTTTAGATCTTGTTGTCTTTGACTTATACTTTTTACTTGTGGTACTTGTGTAGGAGGACTTTGAGATTTACCTGTAAGTGCAGAAGGTACATTACCAGCATCATAATCTACATCAATTTCAGTAATTAATTGTCTAACATCTTTAAGATTATATGGACCTTTATTAAGATCTACTTTTTGTAATAATTTCCAAAGTTCATCGTTATCTATATTCTTACCACGCATTAACTTATACTGTATTGATAGATTCTCTACAACTTTATTAGATCTATCTATAAAAACTTTCATTTCTTTTGCAGCTCTTTCAACATCTGCATAAGTTTTCATTGGCCTACCTTCAAAGAATTTTTCTCCAGCATTACCAACCTGATCTCTCCAGAAATTAGTCTTTACTGTATGTACATCTGTAGGTAAATACTTTAAATTCTTTGGATTATGTCCACCAAAAATACCTTCTTTAATTAGTATTCTTCTAATTTTTTTAGCTTGTTTTAGATTCCTACCTTGATAAAAAGGAGTCATAGCTTTTAACTGTGCTATATGATCTAACTGTAATCCATCAGATAAATCTACACCTTTCATATCTTCTAATACCTGTGGTAGTAATTCACCTTTTATGAAGTCAAAAGTTGCATTAGTATATGGATATCCTTCTACTGCAGCTCCTACTTCTCTAGTCCAGTTTTCTACAAAAAATTTAGCGTTATCACTATCTATACCAGCAGCTGTAAATTGATTCTGGGTTTTCTCAGGTAAGTTATCCCAGAAAGGATTATTTAAAGCTCTACCTTTTCTATAAGAATAACCACCTACATCTCTAGCTGTACCAACATTTAGACCACCTGTTGCTGCTGTTTTTATTGTATCAAATGGACTTTTAGTATAGTAATCTCGTGAAACACGATTATCAAAGACATCAGTTAGCATATTTTTAAATATTCTAGCACTTTTAACAGCTACTTTAGCGGGTTTAAAAATCTCTAGTTTCTTTTCAAATGCAGTATCTGATTCACCTGTAATAGTAGATAAACCTACATCTATTAGATGTGCTGGTCCAAGATACTTCCCAAGAGCAGCTGCACCACCAATAAAGGCTGCCTCTTCAAGTAAATTAGCTCTACCTAGTGGTGGATCAACTTCCTTCCAATCACGTTCCTTAAGTCTTTGCCTCATGTTCTCGTCACTAAACCTATCATCAGGTTCTGGAAATGCTTCGTTAATTACGTTAGTATATGGTACATCTTCTAGATCTCTCCATGTTGTAACTCTTTGCATTGTTACTTCCTCTTAGCACCGCCTCTGCCTCGGTTAGTCTTACGACTCTCAGCTTTAAACGAACCATCAGGTTGTTTAGAGGCATCAACATTCTTTGATCTAATCTTTAAGCTTGCTCTAGCTTTTCCGTGTGCTCTTTTATATTCGTTAGAATGAGCGTATTTACCACCCGGACTATTGTCTTTAACGTGTTTAGCTCTTGATTTGGCATTCTTCCGATAATGCCTAGCTGTTTTGCCTAGTTCTGCCATAGAGTCTATGTTGTACGAGTTCTGGGTCTACTTTAGGTATGATAGAAGCTAACTTATCTAATGGTGTACCCTCATAGGCTATACCAGTAATATCATTAGTTTTTAACCAATCACACGCTGCTTTTAAATCTTGGGTAGTAGCCTCGCCACTACGAACTCTCTTTAGGAATTCTTCAGTGACGAGATTATGAAGTTCATTAAACTTTTCTTCCTTTGCCTTTGCTTTTGACATTCTTCTTCTCTGGTTTTAGTTTGGCTACTTGCCTTTGACCTATAGAATAGGTTTTAGAACCATCTTCATTATATGTTGTTGACATTAAGCTTTATCCCAAATGTTGATGTTTGTAGTTTTCTTTTTACCTTTAGCCTTTAGAGGCGGTAGAGTATGATCTCCCGGCCTTGGACCTTGACCTTCTCCGTATTCAAGAGGCCAAGTTTTAGCTGGACCAGATTTGGTTTTTCTTGCCATTATGTTAGTAGTTTCTTTTTAACAATTTCTAATGCTTGGTCATCTAATTTGTTATCAGTTCTAGCAACGTATGCTTCTAGTAGATCTACTACGAGCTTCTTTACTGAGTCTGATTTCAAGAAGGCGAAAAGGATGGGCTTGATAATTAGGATCATTATTCTTCGGATTTAGTGGATTCTTTTGCAGCTGCTTCGGCAGCTTCTTTTTGTTCAATGAAAGAAGTTTTAACTTCAGGTTTTAGGTCATTAGGACCATCTAAGGATGCTTCGGCATTCTTATTCTTATCTGTAAATGAACTCATTTTAGTTGATTGTTTTGGACATTCGTACTCTTTCTCTTGCCAAGGAAGTTTAAATCCTTTAACTGGAGTACACTCTGTTTTTAAGTAATTCTTAACTGCAGCTTTCTTCTCTTTATTGTATGCGACTATAGGGACAACATCATTACACATTTCATAGACACGAGAAGTTTCAGTTATCATAAAACCTTTACGTTGAAGTTCAGCACATTTCAAGACCCTAACTAATTCATAGTCTAGTCTTAACTTCTCTTCTTGACGTGCAGCTATCTTTCTACACTGTTCTAATCCTCTTCTATCCAATGGAAACATGAAGTTGACTTGTCCTCCCCAGTTCTCAGCTATTGTATAGCTTCTCTGACTCATCTCATCATCGTATGGTACTGTATGATTCCCCATATAGAATGGAGAGAATGTCATAGTAGCACCATTACAGCTAACCCCGCCACCATAATGTTGTCTAGACGGTGCTCCATTATTCTGGAATTGCACCGCCTGATTCGTTACATTTCCAGTCGCTGCTGCAACTGGATTAGAGGTATTATTAACTTCTGGATCTGACGCTTTAGCTGGTGCTATTGCGAGAAGACTGACAAGGAGACAGTAGTAGACTCCTGTTCTATAGTTCGATCTATTTCTGTCTTCTCTATTATCTGACTGGCTGCTCTTGTTACTATTTCTAGTGTAAAGTCTGAGCCAGCTGTTGTTAGGTTGAAGACTGAATCTGAATCTGCTATTCCTCCAGAGCTTGCTGAAGTATGAGTTATATTGTCTCCCGACCATTTCTGTAATGCTGCTCCATAGGTGGTTGTTACTATCTCTTCTTCTATATCGACTGTTGTAGTTGTTGTACTGTTCATCGACCCTTGGGTGAAGTTGGGTTG